AATGCCTGCACTAAAGGAATATAGATCATTTGGTACTGAACAAAGAGTCGTAGTAGTTTCAGCTTTTTGGAATGCTGAGAACTATATCAAAAACAATATACTTTCAGTTGCCCAACAAAATTACAGTAATTACATGCACATTCTAATAAACGATGCGTCCGATGATAATTCAGTAAATATTGCAAAAGCTACAATTGAAGAACTGCCGCGTGAAATACAAACAAACTTTAAATTAATTGACAATGCAAGAAATAAAGGTGCAATTCAAAATCAGCTAATGGCAATTGATAAGTTTTGTAATCCTGATGATATTGTAATCCTACTAGACGGAGACGATTGGCTAATAAATAACAATACAATCTTCCAGTATTACAATGATCTATATTCACAGGGCTATGAGTTTACATATGGCTCAATGTGGTCAGTAGTTGATAATATACCTTTAATTGCTCAAGAATATCCAGAAGATGTAAAGCAGTCTAAGTCATATAGAGATCATAGGTTTAATTGGAAAATACCGTATACACATTTGCGTACTTGCTTAGGTAAATACTTTTCTACACTAGATTACAATAAGTTTATGGTAGACAATAAATGGATGAAATCTGGACATGATAATCCATTATTCTATGGATTGATCGAACAGATAGCACCAGATAAGATTTATTGCAATCAGGAAATAGTATGCAATTATAATGATGCAAATCCACTAAATGACTATAAAGTCAGAGGTGCAGAGCAAAATCAAAATGCAAATCTTTCATATAAGAAGGACCAAATCAAAGTGAAAAAGATACTAATAGCAGTACCAACAGCCAAGTATATAGAACCGGAAACTTTTAAATCAATTTATGACCTAGATATCCCAGAGGGTTATAAGGTCGAGTTTCAATTCTTTTACGGCTATCAAATAGACCAGATAAGAAATTTATCAGCTGAATGGGCAAAATCATACGATTATATGCTATCAGTCGATTCGGATATTATTTTACCAAAAGACACATTAACAAAGATGCTAGCGGCTGATAAGTATATTATTACCGGTCTTTATATTCAACGGATACCAAATACACATACTGTAGAAGTTTATATGGTTACAGCAAATGGCGGCATGACAAACATACCATATGAGCTATTAAAGAATAAAGGCATAGTAGAAGTTGCTGGTTGTGGTTTTGGTGCATGTCTTGTAAAATCTGAAGTGTTCCGTAAAATGGAATATCCGCATTTCAATTATCAATCTGCATTAAATCACAGAGATACTATTTCGGAAGATGTTTACTTTTGTAAAAAGGCTAGAGATAACGGCTTCAAAGTATGGGCAGATACTACAATTATATGTGATCACAAAGGAACACATTATTATAAACTAAATCAAGATGTTCAGGTTCTCGATCAACCAACTAATAACACACAGCAACCAGAGATTGCTGTTCTAGATACAAATACACAGAAGGTTTTTAAATAATGAGTCATACTTACAATAGAGAATATGCATTAAGTGAGTTTGATGCACACGGTGAAACTTGGATTCAAAATAGATTTAACAATCAGTTTAATACAATCTTTGATGTAGGTTGTAACATAGGTGAATGGACTCACATGACTAGACAATACCAGCCAAATGCTGATATCCATATGTTTGAGGTCATGCCAGATACATATAGAAAAATGCTTTCAAACATTGAACTTGACAACAAGATGATACCTAACAGTTTTGGTTTGTCCGATTCCGCTGGCCCGATACCAATGAAATATAAAACATCATATGATGCATTGAGCACTTCTATTCTTGATCTTAGACTTGATGATAGTGAAATTCGCACTGGTTTAACAATGACCGGAGATCAGTATGTAGATAGCAGACAGATAGAGCAAATTGATTATCTTAAAATTGATACAGAAGGTGCTGAGGGTAAAGTTTTTAAAGGTTTTGAAAATACATTAAAAGCCGGAAAGGTAAAAGTAATACAATTTGAGTATAGCTTCATATGTGTATTGACAAAATGGATGTTAATTGACAGTTATAAATTTTTAGAACCTCTGGGCTTTAAACTAGGCCGCTTAAAAAAGGATCGTATCGAATTTCATGATTATACTCTAACAGATGAAAATTTTATAGGCCCTGATTATATCGCAGTGCACGAAACTGTAAAAGATAGGTTTGGATTATGAACTTTCCCGGTAATTGTTTTTACAACCACAAAGAACAAAAAATGTGGTTAGATATTCCTAAAAACGCCTCAAAAAGTGTATCGCACAATTTGCTTAAAATGGGTTGGAAAAATGGTAATTATATAAAGGACAAGAATCATCATTATGAGGCGGTAATTGTTGTTAGAGATGTAGTAAGCAGATGGAAAGGTTCTACTATTGAGATATGCTATCATCACATACATCATTCAAAATTTGAAAAATCAAATTTTGAGCATTGGTTTAATAGTAGAAATTGGGAAAACTTTGAAAAAAGAGGTGATTTACATCATCAGCCTCTTTCTTATTTCTGCAGAGATCTACACAATCCACACTACATAGCGATGGACAATAACTTTAGTAAAACTATTAACGATGTGTTGGGAATAAATGATCTTAGAACAATTAACTCTACCGTTGAAAATGAGCACAAGCTAAGGATCGAGCCTTATGTTGATGAACTTCTAGTAAATACAGACTTTATGAAAAAACTTCTTGACTATTATGCGGAAGATCAAGCAATATTTCTAGCTGCAAGCAATATTAGTAAATAGTATAAATTCCATATTATGAATGATAATTCAATTATATCACATGTAGTAGCACTGTCAACAAAATAATGCATATTCCTTCCATTATAAATAGAATAAACATAGGATAGGGCTTTAAGATATGGCTAAACCAGCATCAAGACAAGAGTTTAAAGAGTACATTCTTCGCAAGATTGGTGCTCCAGTAATCCAAATAAACGCTTCTGACGAGCAAATTGATGACCGAATTGATGAAGCAATTTCATTCTGGAATGACTATCATTACAATGGTGCTGAGCATGTATATCTAAAGCATCAACTTACCCAGACTGATATTGATAATGGATTTATTGAGCTACCTACTGAGGTTTATCAACGTCTTCTTGGTATTACTCGTGTATTTGATATGGGGGTGACAATTAGTTCTGGTACCGGTATGTTCAATGTATCATATCAATTCGTATTAAATAACATTCAGGATATTACTGGATATTCGATGAGCAACTACTACATGACCATGCAGCATCTTCAGTTTATTCAAGAGATACTTGTTGGTAAACCTATGATTAGATATAATAAGCATGTGAATAAACTACATCTTGACATTACTATGAGTAAACTCACACCAGGTAATTTTATCATTATCGAGGGATATGATATTATTGATGAGGTGCTTTATTCTGATATGTGGAATGACCGCTGGTTACAAAACTATGCGGCTACATTAGTAAGAGAGCAATGGGGTATTAATCTTACCAAATTTACAAATATGCAGCTAGTGGGTGGTGTTCAGTTTAATGGCGAACAAATCCTAGCAGAGGCAAGAGAAGAACGTCGCACAATGGAAGAACAAGCAATTAGTTCCTTGCAGCCCATGATTTTTAATTTCTCAGGATAATGTAAGTGGCAACTAATTCGTTTTTTCAAAATTATGACTACTCTAATGAACAGTCACTTATCGATGACTTGGTTATTGAAAGCATTCAAATCTACGGTTTGGATATGGCATATATTACCAGGTCAATACAGTCTGTTGATGAAATTTTAAATGAGGATGATTTATCAATCTTCAATGCTGCATATTCCGCAGACATGTATGTTAAGTCAATTGATGGCTTTCAAGGCGAAGGTGATTTCCTTAGTAGATTTGGATTACAGATCCGCGATCAAGCAGTATTTACAATTGCACACAGAACATTTGAACGGTTTATTACTAGACAGAATCCTACAATTACAAGACCTAGAGAAGGTGATCTGGTTTATCTTCCTTTAAATCAAAAATTCTTTAAGATTATGTTTGTAGAACATGAATCTGTATTCTATCAATCTGGTGCACTTCAAGTTTATGATTTAAAATGTGAATTGTTTGAGTATTCAAATGAGCGCTTCGAAACAGGTTCTTCTGATATCGACGCATATTTTGGTGCATTACGCACAGAAGGAACGGAATCACTTAATAGATTACAGCAGACAGATCCAATTGCAAAGAATATTTTCTTTGAAGAAGAAGGTGATGATATTATAGATTTTACTGAGGTAGATCCATTCTCTGAGCCAATAACAAAGCCTACAAATTATGCTATTACAGCAGATCAAATAGATGTATCCGCCGACAGCACGGAATACACAGCAGACATCATTTAAAGAGGACCATTCATGGCTAAGCAAACTATTAATATAGGAACGGTACCTAACGATAGAACAGGTGATCCTTTACGTACCGCATTTACTAAAGTAAATTCTAATTTTACTGAGGTATACAATTCAATTGCAGCAATCGAAATACCCGTTGGTACGAGATTTACACAACCTATCCCTACGACAAGCAAGGGTGTTAGTGGCGATGCTCTAGGTGCAGTGGCCCTTGATAGCGGTTATATTTACTATTGTGCTGCGTCATATACGGATGGTTTGGTAGATATTTGGAAACGTGTTGCTTGGAGCAATGACACTTGGTAAATAGGAACATATAAATGGCCATAGCAAATCACTTTTATAATGGCACAACGCGAAAATATATAGCAATTTTCGGTACAATTTTTAATAAGATATCAATAACTCGTGAAGATAATTCTGCTACGGAATTACAGCGAATGATTGTTCCCATCGCGTATGGCCCATATCAGAAATTCCTAGCTAGATTGACACAGGACCCTAATTTAAATAGACCACAGGCAATATCACTACCTCGTATGTCGTTTGAGATTACATCAATGAATTATGATGGGCAGAGAAAAATAGGCTCATTAAATAAAATAAATTCATCAACAGAGGGCGATTTTGTATATTCACCAGCACCTTATAATCTTGAATTTAACTTATATGTAATGACAAAATATTCGGAGGATGGTACTAAGATTTTAGAACAGATATTGCCTTTTTTTAAACCAGAGTATACAACTTCAGTAAACTTAATTAACGGTTTGCCACCAATGGATATACCTCTAATCCTAAATAGTGTAAGTGTTGAGGATATTTATGATGGTGATTTTGAAACTAGAAGATCGTTAATGTGGACTCTTAGTTTTACGATGAAAGGTTTCTTTTTTGGGCCTGTCCGAAATAAAAGAGTTATTAAATTTGTTGACTCAAAGTTATATGACACCGCGGTAGACACCGATAGTCAATTAAGTAGAGTTAATGTCCAACCAGGCTTAACAGCAAACGGTGAACCTACTACCGATATTAACGAAACAATAGCATATGAAGATATAGAAATGGGTGATGATTGGTCTAGCATCACAACAATTACGGAAGGCAACGATGACTAATTCAATTGAAAAAGCTTTAGGTCTCAGACCGCTAGAAGAAGCATTAGGTGAGACTGTGGATGCCACAGTAGAAGAAGTCGAATATCTTCCAGTTGCTAACGAAGAAAAGAATACGGAAGTTTCAATTACAGATTTAGAAGCACTCGCGGCCGCAGACGACACTCTCAGGGATATTGAAAAGGCAAGAGCAAATGTTGAGAGAATTATAGGACTCGGTGATGATTCACTAGATGAACTTATCAATCTAGCCAAACAATCTGAATCTCCAAGGGCATTTGAAGTAGTATCAGGCATGATGAAAACACTACTAGATGCTAATAGGGATTTCGTTGATTTATCAATGCGAAAGAAATATGCAAAGGATGAGATTATAAATCCCAAGAAGGAAGAAGAAGCACAGACTAATATAACAAACAACAATTTGATACTATCTACAGCTGATCTATTGAAAATGATTAAAGGAAGCGATGAATAAATGTCTGATACCGGCTACCTAGGCAATCCCATGCTCAAGCGCGGTGGCACTCCAATTGAGTGGTCGCCTGATATGCTTAAGGAATATATGAAGTGTGCCGACGATCCTATTTATTTTGCTGAACAATATATTAAAATTGTACACGTTGATCATGGCTTTATTCCAATTGAAATGTATGATTTTCAAAAAGACATTGTAAATGCAATTTCAAAGAATAGGCGTGTCATCGTTAATGCCAGCAGACAAGCTGGAAAGTGTGTAAGTGTAGACACTTTAATAAAGATAAAAATGGGTGATATTGTATCAGAGATTACTATGGGTGGCTTACATGAACTTATTCTAAATGGAACCTATACTAAATTACAAAATATAGAATACAGTAATCATACCCCTTTAAACAATAAACTTAGTAGTAGAACGAACCGAAAGTTTGTAGAAGTTTATGACATAGCCGATATACATGTTTTAGCCCCAACCGGTTGG